CTAATTCAGTCATCAAAGAAATTAAAAAGTTAAGTTAATATATGTCAGGAAAAAATCCAGAAAGTCGCCTTTGGCAAAAGGTAAAGCTCGGACTTAACCAGTGCTTTTTAACGCGCATAGAATCTAGCTCAATCAATGGTATACCTGATGTACATGGTGTTCATAAACAAGGAGTATTTTGGGTAGAACTTAAATCTGATAAATCAAATTATCCTAAACTAAATCGATGGCAAATTGTTTGGATTAATCGATATGTTAAAGCGGGTGGAACTGTATTTATACTTCATGAGAACTTGGGTAAGACCCTCTCGCAGAGACGTATAGAACTGTACAAGCCGGTGGCCGTGTTCACTGATCCTCGGGATCTCGTTCCTGCTTTCTCGTTCTCGGCACCGTACAACTGGACAACCATCCAGCATCACCTGCTGGAGGAGCTGGAAGCTCAGGCAGCGTGATCCTCGTTCTCGTTTCCTGGCCACGTTACATTTTACCTCTTTGTTAACGTGGCCTGGGAATGGGACCTGCAGCTGGATCTAAAAAATAATTTTTAAAAAGTCTATTGACAATTATCCCATTAGGTCTTATCTATGTTAAATATAACAAAGGAGAAGATATGACTAAAACAATTACGTACAACGATAAAGAATATAAAATACCTTTCTCGGTTGCGTTACCCGAAGACCCAACTACACAGGAGGAAGTTAAGAATAGATTTGGTGGCGAGTCGTGCATGTTGCCCGCTTTCGCTGTCGCTGTGTACGATGTTATTATGGGAGCAGAATTGTTTAAGGACTGGGAAACCCATCGAAAAGGTCTTGATTGGTTTATTGAAAACTTTCCAAAGCAATACATGGTGTTACTAGATTAATAATTTTTACCCCCAAGCACTTTGTGCTTGGGGTTTTCTCGTTCTCGGTCTAGAAGAATCTCGTTCTCGTTCTCGGTGACAAAGAACCTTCCCATCCCAGCAGCTCAGGCTACAGGAATGGGATCTGGCAGCTGTGAAGTTCTGTTTGACAAAGGACACCGAATGGGTAAAGTTTGTTAGGAAAGGAAAAACAATGGCAATAGATTTTGACGCTCTCGATCTCGTTCGAGGAGAGAACAAAGCTCGTTCATATAACAAGAAACTAGATGGGCTCCAGCAGCAGGTAACTTCCCTTCAGGAGCTGTTGAAAGAAGTGGTATCAGCACTACCAAAAGAAAAGCAAAGCTACTACGAAGAAAAATTAAAAACTTATTTAAAATAGCTCTTGACATATATCCCATCAGGTCTTATGTAGAGTCTATGATTATCATTTACACAACCGTGCTGTACCTAGCCATCTTATTCGGCACAGGTATTATTTCATTAAACATATAAGGAGAGCTACATGAAACTGGACGATAAGACAGAGAATGAAAACCTGAAGAAGCAGAACAAGAAGCTGTGTGCACTGCTCGCTGACATGTGCTGCCAAGCAGATGAAGACACACCTGCAGAATATAGAACAGAACATTTCCGCAGCGCTATGACTGATAGCTACAATTATTTAGAAGAGATTGGATATATTAAAAAGGAGGAAAACAATGAAGACTAAACTTAGTAAACTAGTTCAACAATTGAATGCGGAGAATGCGCCATCCGATGGCTGGCGCGCTGAGGATCGCGTTGTCGATAAGCCAGAGGCTGGCAAAGTATACGCACTGACCGGTGGCCCGGGCTCGCGCTGCATTGCTAATGGTAACAGCTGGTCTGAGTCTGAGGTGACAGATGCGGATCCAGCAGCTCGTACCGATGATTGCGGGACTAATTAGTGCGTATGTGTTCTTACTAATTCTTTACCCAAGAGGCACAGGATGGTTCACCTTCATCCTGTGCCTCGCGCTCGTTTCAGCTTTCGGTTAGATCTCTCGCTCGTTCAAAGAAAAGTAACTGGACCTGCAGCACGGGCTGATGCCTTCCCTTCAGGAGCTGGCAGCTAATGTCTCTCGCTCGTTCCAAGAAAGGTAAAGCCAAGTGAGATAGATGAAGATGACTGTGCTGGCGCAGGTGAGCTGTGGTACGTAGAATGTTTGGATTTACAGTTTAGAATAGTTCTAAAAGATAATTTAAAAAAGTTGTTGCATTAATATATGGGAGTTGATAAGAGATAGAACAAACTAACAAATAGGAGAAAAGTTATGGGACTAGATCAACACGCACACCTACGAGGTCAAAAGGTAGATTGGGACAAATACTATTCTGATGATCAAGAAGAACAGTCAAAAGTTTTTGTGTGGAGAAAACACGCAAGACTTCAACAGTTCATGGCAAAGAAATGGGAAGAACAAAACTCACACCATGAGCATGACGGAATGTTATCACATCTAGGTTTTAATTCTGATTGTGATGCGCCTGTCTATATCACTCAAGAGGTTGCCAAAGAATTAGCCGAACAAATACAAGAGGGCTTTAAAGATTATGTAGCCGAAGACGGATTTTTCTGGGGGCAACAGTTCCAAGAGGAGAGTGTTAAAGAGTACAAGGAACAAGATATCAAGTTCCTTAAATTTTGTGAACAAGCTATCAACGAGAAAAAGGTCGTTGAATATTGGTGTAGTTGGTAATGGCTAAAGATAAAATTAACGAGGCGACTACTGTCGCCTCGTCTCGTTCCTCGTCTCGTTCTCGTGGTCGTGGTCAGTTAGAACAAGATAAAATGACAGCACGGGTGCAGGAGTTGGCAGGACGATTGGCAGAAATATTGGGAGAGGATTTTATAAAAACAGAGGTAGAACCAATATTAAAATTAAATAAAAAAAAGATAAATTAACTATTGCATAAGATGAGATAAGATATAAAAGAATAGGGCAAACATAAGTTTGTAAATTTAACAAAGAGGTATATATGGCTAATGCTATAAAAAAACTAAAGCAAGACGAAGTAAAACAAGTCTTAGCTTATGTTAAACTAAAGCTAACTGCTAACAGAGTATCTAAGGAGTTAGAAACACTAAAACAAAACATTGTGAATGTTCATGAGAGAACAAAACAAAACTTGATTGTTGTTCAAGATGAGAATGGCAACAGTTATGGTTCACAAAAAATAAATCGAAAGCGAAAGCAATTTGATAAAGATAAGTTCAAGGTAGATCATAATGATCTGTTCAATGAGTTTCAAAAGACCATTGAATATTGTGAATACAAAGCGATAGGAGATACTAATGCCTAGTAACTTAATCAACATTGCTCAAACCCTTGCTAATAGAGTGAGGGGTACTGAAGTTGAAAACCAAACTCAACAACAAGTAAGTGAGAAAAAAGAAACACAACTTAATTATGAGTTGATGTACAAAATGCTTGAGAGTGAAGTTGAGAAACACATCTTAGAAAATCAAGGCAACAGATGTGTTGATGAATTTAGACAGAAGATACTGACTAAGTTCCAAGACCTAGTGCAAATACTAATCAAGTAATAACTATTGCGTGGCGCTGACGCGCCACGCGTCCCCACCTTACAAGGCTCATTAAAACCACGAACACCAAACCAAAATTCGCGCAACCCTGAGCGCGTTAAAATCGACAGCTTTGCTGGACAAAGAGGTTTACAAAGTATAATACATTCATATACTAGGGACCCAAACGGTATGAATATTGAAAATCTTACAGAAGAAGAAATAAAAGATATTATCCTAAAAAAACAATTAGAGTGGATCAAGTTATGCCAAGATAATTTTTTAGTTTTTGTTGAGGCAATGTGGGAAGATTTTATTTGTAGAAAGGACCCAAAGAATAAGGGGCACCATCAGATTATTGCGGAATCATTTCATGATATAGCAGATGGTGATGCAAAGAGGCTCATCATTAATATGCCTCCTAGACATACTAAATCAGAATTTGCATCATATTTATTCCCCGCTTGGTATATTGGAAAGTATCCAAAGAAAAAAATTATGCAGGTATCACACAACGCTGAACTTGCATCAAGGTTCGGTAGCAAGGTTCGTAACTTAATGGCTACCAAGGAGTATAAAGAAGTTTTTGGTAATGTTACTTTAAGAGAAGACAGTAAAGCAAAAGGCAGGTGGGAAACCAATCATGGTGGA